CCGACGCGCGCATTGATCGCAAGAAAGACTTGATCCAAAAACTTGGGATGACTATGTATGTCACGCCACGCGCCAGGGCAGGAACCGCACCATCTAAAAAAGAAAAAGAAGAGCCGCCTGACGAAATGGAGCGGCTGCTCGACGACGTGAATGACTTCGTGAATGGTGATCAGGGACATGCTGGATGAAGAAGTATTTGGTGATCCTGCTTATCTGCCTCATGGTGGTCTTGTTGGTGATCGTCATGTTTAGCGATGCGCGCGCCCAGCGGGCGGTCAAGTTCTTCGAGAGCCTGAAGCATACCAAAGGCCAGTTCTACGGCCAGCCATTCACGTTGCTGGATTGGGAGAGGGCCATCGTCCAGGATGTATATGGCACGCTCAACGACCAACGCTACCGGCAGATTAAGACTGTGTGGGTGGAGATCCCGAAGAAGAACGGGAAGAGTGAGCTGGCGGCCGGCGCCGGGTTGTATCATACCTATGCTGACGGCGAGCGCAACGGCGAAGTGTACGGCTGCGCGGCGGACCGCAGCCAGGCGTCGATTGTCTTCGACGTGGCGGTGGATATGATCGACCAAATCCCGGCGCTGAAGAAACGCACCAAGCTCCAGCTCTCGACCAAGAAGCTGATCGATATGAAATCGGGAACATTCTACAAGGTGCTTTCGGCGGAGGCCTTTACCAAGCACGGGTTGAACGTTTCCGCCTGCATCTTCGACGAGCTGCACGCTCAGCCCAACCGCGAATTGTGGGACGTGATGACCTTCGGCGCGGGAGATGCGCGCAGGCAGCCGATCTGGTATGTGATCACCACCGCCGGCGATGATCCGGACCGGGTATCCATCGGATGGGAACAGCACGATTATGCCATGAAGGTCCTGTCCGGAGAGATCATCGACCCGACCTGGTATGTGGTGCTCTTTGATTATCAGGGCGACGATATCTATAACGAGGCCAACTGGCAGAAAGCTAACCCATCCCTCGGTACAACCATCACCCTGGAGTCGGTGCGCGAAGCAGCCGAAAAAGCCAAGGTGGAACCAGCTAGCGAGCGCCTATTCCGCTGGCTGCGTCTCAACCAATGGACCACCACCAAGCTGACCACCTGGCAGCCAATCGACCTTTTTGATAGCACCGTGGGCGCCTGGACCAGGGCCGATCTGATGGATAAAGAATGTTACCTGGGCTTGGACCTTTCCACGACGACGGACCTATCCGCGCTGGCTGCTATATTTCCACCCCAGGGCACCCAGCTCGATTGGCGTGTGATCTGGGATTGCTGGATCCCAGAAGAAAACATGAAAGAGCGGATCGCCAAGGACCACGTGCCTTATGACCGGTGGGCAGCCGGTAGATGGATCACGCCTACCGAGGGTAACGTGGTGGATTACACCAAGATCGAAGCGGCGATCCTGGAGATGAAGAAGTTCTACAAAGTGATCGAGCTGGATGCTGACCGGGCATTCGCCACCATGCTGATCCAGCGCCTGGAGCAGGCCGGAATTATCTGCGTGGATGTGCCGCAGACATTCGTCAGCTTGACCGATCCACTGAACCAGACCGAGGTGCTGCTCAAGGAAGGCAAGATGACCCACGAAGCCAGCCCGGTGGCCAGGTGGTGTTTTGGCAATACATCGATCGCCACGAATGGACAGGGGTTTATCAAATTCGTGAAGGAACACAAAGGCAAATCGGTGGTGCGGACCAAGCGGATCGACCTTACGGCGGCCTGGATCAACGGCATGGCCAGGGCAAGATTTTATGGGGGCAGCGTGGACCTGAGCGCGGCGATCCTGGATAAGGATTGGGGTATGTGATGAGACTGGACATCGCCTGCGGAAATCATAAGGACCTGGGCTGGATTGGGATAGATATCCAGCGGCTACCAGGCGTGGATATCATCCATGATCTGAACGTGCAGCCTTGGCCCATCGAATCGGCCAGCGTGGATGAGGCGAAGGCCTGGCATATTATCGAACATATCCCACCAGTTTGCGTGACGGAAAACGGCACGCGGCGACCCTTCCTTGAGTTTATGGATGAATGCTGGCGGGTATTGAAACCGGGCGCGAGGATCGATATCGAAACGCCATATGGATCTTCGGATGGTTTCGTTCACGATCCTACCCACTGTAACCAGGTGGATGAGCTAACCTTTGAATATTTCGATCCGGATTATGGCCGATTCCAGGTCTACCAGCCCAAGCCCTGGAAAATACAGGATATCCATTGGACGCGGGACGGAAATGTAAACGTCATTCTGGAAAAGAGAATAGAGAGCTATGCTGAAAATGTCTGAGATGCGCGATTGCTTTGCCGGGAGACCGGCGGCGATATTAGGCGGCGGGCCCAGCCTGCCAACAGACATGGAGAGATTGCCCAAGGATTGCCTATTGATTGGAGTCAATTATCACGCCTTCTATTTCTGCCAGCCCGACTTTTTGGTTTATAACGACCAGCCGGAGTGCGACCCGTTGCTGCTCGAAGCGGTCCAAAGGGGAGCGGCGACCCGTGTGAGCTCCGATCCGACGTCGGATATCAGTTTTGATGTGGATGTATGGACCGGGTTCTACAGCTCGAACACGGCGGCCTGGTTCGCCCTATGGATGGGCTGCGATCCGGTGATCCTATGCGGGATGGACTGCTACCAGGGAGAGGCGGTCTACTGCCACCCATACCAGGGCGACTCGCCTACCTTCCATTACCCGCTCGACCACCACATCCGGCCGTGGATCGAGGAAGCGCGGGCATCGTGCCCGCACCCGGAGCGGCTGCGGGCGATGTCGGGTCCGCTGGTGAACGTCTTTGGAGCTTATCTTGAAGCGATGGCTGCTGCCTTTTCTTGACGATATCTTGCTGGTCCTGGGCTGTGTATGTATCCTGTATGGTTTGTCGTTGTGGAACATCATCATTACCTGGATTGCCGCAGGCCTGATCTTGATCGGCCTGGCGGTCCTGATTGGAAGGGCAAAGGCTCAAAATGTTGTTAAGTAGCTTACTGAGCGGCCAACCAAAACCAGTAGTGGACCCGAACGCGACGCCGCGCCCGGATTACGCCCAATCCTGGGGCTACACCACCGAATCGGGCGAGCGGGTTTCAGTGGCGGGGGCGCAGTCCATCGCGACGGCCTACCGGGCGAAGAATATCATCAGCGATGACGTAGCCAAGATGCCATTCCAGATGGTCCAGAGGATAGGGCGCAGCGTGGAGCAGGTGCCGCCTAGCGCGGTTACACGTAATATGGCCTACCTGCTGCAAGTCTCCCCGAACCTGTGGGGCTGGACACCATTCCACTTCAAAAAGGCGAGCATCGAATGGCTGTTATTCTACGGCAACAACTACATCTGGAGCCCGATTGTAGGCCCGCGGCAGCTGCTGATCCTGCCGGCGGACAAGACCACGCCGGTGTTCGACCTGGACGGTAACCTGTGGTACCGGCATACGTTCAACAATAACAGCATTCAATATATCCCCTCGGTAGAGATCCTGCACCTGATGATCAACCCAGACGCCACGGGGTTTGTGGGGCGCGGCGTCATCACGTTTGCGCGCGAAACATTCGGCCGCCAACTGGCTGCCCGGAAAACACAAAGTCGGTTTTTTGCGCAGGGTTTTATGCCGGCAGCGTACGTGCAAATGCCGGGCGAGCTGAACGCCGAAGCGCGTAAGAAGGTGAGGCAGGCTTACGAAGAGACATTGAGCGGTTCGGCTAACGCCTACCGGTTGGCGGTCTTCGACAGCCGGATTACCAAATTCGAGGCGATCAACATCCAGCTCAAGGACGCGCAGTTCCTGGAGAGCATCGACGCCACCGACCGGGATATCTGCAACTTCTTCGGCTTATCCGAACACATGCTCAACCGCGGCAAGGAAGCCTATAACTCCAACGAGCAAAAATACATCGAGTATCTGCAAGGGACGCTCGATTCGTTTCTGGTGCCGTGGGAAGAGGCGGCCCGGATCCGCTGGCTCTCGGTGGAAGAGCAAACGAATACTTATTTCCGCTTTGTACGCGAGTCGCTGCTGAGGATGGACAGCAAGGCCCGGGGCGAGTCGATGGCCATCCGCATCCAAAATGGGATGATGACACCCAACGAAGGCCGGGAAAAGGACGATATGTCCGCATACCCGGACGGAGATCGCTATTACATGGCGGGTAACATCCTGCCTATCGGAGGAGGACCGAATGCCCAAAACCCATAACCCAATCCGCTGCTTCGAAGGCAGCACCCAGCCGAACGAGCCGTTCTGGACCTGGCAAAACGTGGCCGGTGGAGAGCCCGAGCTGGAGTTCAACGGTTATATCTCCGAATACTCCTGGTTCGAGGATGACATCACCCCTAAATTGTTCCGCGATGATTTGCAGCAATATGGGCA